GTTAGCTTCAAATGCTCCGATTGTATTTGTTTTCATTTTTGATATAATTTATTGTATTGTTCTAGTGCTAATTTATTTTGTTCTTCTTTGGATAGTTTTTTTGGTTGAACTCTGAAATTTTTGATTGCTCCCCAAGAATATATGCCGTCTTGAAGATAGTAAGCCAGTTCTTTTTTGTAATATCCATTTCTGTTCTTATCACTTTCCAAATATAAACAATATTTCTCCACATTATCAAATGCTAATTTTCGTTGGACTGCGTCTAACTTGTTCCACACTTGGAATGCCTTTTCCATATTCACCCCCTCTTCGTTGTATCGTTCAACCAAAGAAAGAAAATCAGATGGGTAGGCTGATGGCTGCCAGACAGCAGCTATACTATCATCTATATTATCTACTATATTATATGTGGAACCTGGTTCCTCCTTATCAGGAATGGTATTCCTACTATGGTGGAATGTTGTTCCTGTATTGGTGGAATGGTATTCCTGTGTGGGTGGAACATCATTCCTGTCTTCAACGGAGCAAACATTATCAGAAACACCTATCATATCTGGTTCTTTGATTAGATAAATCAATCTGCGTTTTCCTTCCATAAAAGTTTTGATATAACCTTCATCAACAAATTCTTTTATCATATTCCTAATTTGTCTATCACATACCCCCAACCTATCAGCAGCATAATCATTTGAAAAGCATATTGATTGCTTGGATTTATGTAATCCAACGATAAGGGACATCAAGGCATTTCTATCTACCTTGAAGCCCTTATATGTTTGGAAGACGATAAAATTACTCTTCATTCTTATTGTCTTCAATAGTGATGTATCCCCAACGACCATGTGGATTTGTTGGGTCTTCCATTCCAAGACGAATTTTTCTAATGTGTCCCGCAGACACTCCGTAATCTTTGGCAATCGTGGTTGATTTTTCACCCGATGCTAAACGCTTCTTGATTTGACGAATTACACGCAAACCATACAATTTGATTTTTGGCATTTTACTAATTTTTTTTGGTTTTACTTTTATTGTGTGTTCCATAAGGGAATACAATAATAAATATAACATACTTTCAGAAAAGTCAAGCACCAACAAAAAAAAAGTTCCTAAAGGTATTGACTGGTAAAAAAAGTGTTCCTATATTTGTAGTATGAAAACAAAATATAACATCGGGGACACTTACAAGGTAGGGGAAACCACTTGGACTATCGTGGCAATTGAGCCAACACGAAGCGGAATTTATGGTAATTACATAATCCGCAGGGAAGAAATTATGGAGCCAACAGAAATGAATTATCACATGGGCTTCATTACTAAAGCTATGTTGAATGGTGAGGAACCTTCTATCTGTATAACAGAAGAAAAACACTCAACCTTCCACCCAAAATATAAAGATTTGTGGGATAGGGTAAGGTAAATTCATTCAGGAACATAAAAAAGTTCCGATACTATTTGGTGGTGTCGGAACTCTTTTATATCTTTGTAGTATGGAAGACAGAATGATAAGAAGTGGTATGATTACTTGGGACGATAATTACTTTATCGTTGAAGTAATGACTATTGGATTTGGGGAATGGTATGTCGTGAAAACATGTGTGAATAAGAAATGGGAACAACGCAGGTTCTACAAACCCAATCGTGTTATTTCTTACTATCGTTCTTTGACGAAAAAGGCTGATTTAGCAAAAGTCGGCTCTCTCGCACAAAATCTCTACAAAGTTCTAAACGACCATCTATTGTCGGAACTAACTTCTGTAAGTTCCTGTTCGCAGAGCAACGCTGAATATACCCAACCATACTCTCCCCACGGCGATATGTAGGAAAATAAATCATTTAGCAACAAAATCTACCTCTGAACGAATGGTTATTCACAGACCATCTTGGAGCTTGACCCAAGACCAAACCACCATAACCAAACTTTTCAGTTGAAGATGCCGCTTGTGTGCCATCACCTGAATAGTAAGTAAATTCTGGAAACAAATTCTGATTGAAGTAAAGGTAGTTCTTGGCTCTATCAGACCAGTAATCAGCCAGCTCTCTAAACTCTTTTTTCAATTCACGATAAACAGACAAGTCAGCTGATGAAGAAAACTCTGAATTTTCTTGTTGTAGTCCTCTATTTTGAAGTTTTGCTAGGTTGTTGGTAAGTAGATATACCCCCGTCCAATATAAGCTCACCTGCGTCAAATATTCGTCCATTAGATATTTGTAGTTTGAATTGGTTGAACCTGTGATTGAACCATCAGTAATTTTATCTACAATTGCGTTATACAAATCATCACCCGTCAAATCACGGCAGTTGATGTATTGTGATTGTTGTATCGCAGGTAAGATGTTTCCAGATAGAAGTGAATATTCTACTGGTAGGTTGTTTCTTACCATATCTTCTGAAATGAAATATACCATTACTCTAAATTGAATTTTTTGAATTTATTTACGATTTTTACAGGTTGGTTGTATTTTAGTGCCAATACATTTTCCAAGCCCATATTCATCTTCTTTATGAATGGTTCAATTACGAAAGTAATAAGGTGGTTTGTAGCCACTTTGATTTCTTCAGCATTTGAACTGAACCCGTTAGACAATCCGACCTGAACCCCCAAAAGTAGCGGGCTTGAAATCTGGTTGGCTGTAAGTATGTTCTGTTGAACCAAAGTCAAAACATCAAGATACAAACCTGAATTTGCGTCGTTTGAAATGGTTTCAATAGTTGGTTTCTCTTCAGGACTATCGTAAAATGCCACCATCAATTTAGAACCATTCTTTCCTTGATAAGCTGCCACCAATTCAGAATAGATGGCTTCCTTTTCTGTCGGGGTAGGGGAACCAGCTAATCCAATAAAGAGGTTCGGCAGAAGTGAATTAGCTAAATTTTTCTTATGGAACTCCCAAATTTCAGCTTCCAAAGCAACAGCGTCAGTTGCTGCCTGCCATGGTAATACGGGATAGATTTTATTGTTTGATGGCTGATAGTTAGTCCAATAGTAGATTTGTCTGGCATCTTTTACATCAGGGTCTAATGTGTGAAACTTTGTGATTTTCTTATCCCTTTTGTTAGTGTCCCAAGTTTCGCAGTAATAGAACCAATCTATATCTCTGATGTGTTCGTCTTCGTTTTTCTTTTCAGCTCTTACATATTGGAATGGTAAATGATAGATACTTTCAACAGCAGTTCTTTCTCTGTTCCAAATACATTCAATAGCCCAACCGCCAAACAGCCAAGCGTCCATAACCAATTTGTAATATAACTCCGTGAAACTTTCAAACTTATTCACCATTACATTACCCAAGCCTTCAATTTCTACACCTTCACCGATTGATAAATTAGATTTAGCGTCAATACACACAGATAAAGTAGGGGATAGTTCCTTCAATTCCAAAACGAATTGTGGATAGTCATTCATACCACCCTGACCCCAATTCACCCAATCGTATTGTCTTGTTGTGCTTTCAGTATTCACACGAATATCTAATCGCTGAATAGGGTATTCTTGATAGAAAGTTTTTAGGTCTAAATTTTTATTATGTTCCATAGTAAATTATATTATTTGGTGTCGTATTCCCTGTATAATAAGTATCATCTTCACTAACAAAAATGAATGATAATGACGATAATAACTTATCATGGGAAAGCGATGTCTGTAGGTTGGTAGATGAAACTTGTTCGTAAATCCCCAACCAATATTCGTTATTGTCTAATAAATGTATATTACAATCTGTAGAACCTGAAGCTATAAACACCTGTGGTTCTGATTTATTTGTGTTGAATTGGAATACATCATATTTGTTGGCATAAAATGACGGATATACATTAGTGATGTTTCTTGGTATGAAAGTCGTTCTAACCCCACTCTGTGCGTTCTGTAAAGCCCATAGGTAAGTAGGTGATGAAAGCTCTTTGTATTGGCTCACATTTACCATAATTGTATTCGTTGCGTTTTGGGTTATGTATATCATAATTGGGGTAATGGTTCTTTTTTATATTCAAATTCAATTTCAGGGCAGTTCTTCACCCATAAGAAATCTGGATTGGTGATATTATCAACTTGTGCCATTTCTATAACCCAATTATTATATGTGTCTTGTAATGGTAAAAA